GCCCGCAGGTCGCGGGCTCTCGGTTCGTTGTAAGTGCTTTAAATTCGCCCAAGTACCTTGCTGGGGCCAAGGATTGCGCCGACGTAATGGATAGTTTCGATTTCTGTCCATGCCACCATCCTGCGGTCTCCATAGGCGGTGTTGATGGACATCAGGCTTACACCTTCTTCGTTCTGGAAGAGGAGCTCTTTGACCATGCTCTGACCGTCGGTTGTTGTGACCATCACGTACTCTCCAGGAACAAGGCGGTGATTTGGCTCGCACACTGCCACCCAGCCGCTACGGATGGCAGGAGCCATCGAATCGCCGCGTAGCCTAAGAGCGTAGGCATCGTCATCCTTTGAGTACGTTTCAACCCAGCCGCCTGAGTTATCCAGGCTCAGCCAGTGGCCGTCAGGGCCTAGTTGTGCGGTACCCACGATGTCGATCCTTCGAGGCGCTGAGATGATTGGCGGGCCGGCCTCGACGTTCCCATCACTTGGAATCATCGGGCCCTCCTCATTGGCGAGCCAAATTGGTGAGACGCCGCACGCTTTGGCGATCTGCGCCATGAAAGCAGTGGCTTTTGATTTGCCCCGCTCAAGGTCAGAGATCGAGGTCTGTGTCATGCCCGCAGCGGCAGCCAGCTGAGCTTGGTTCAGCTGAGCGTGCTTTCTAGCGAGCTTCAATCGGTCTTTGAATTCCATTGCCCGAGTATTACGGGCGCTCCCATATGGTTGCAAATCGGATTCCCCATAAACTACCATAAGGGAAAACCCATATGGAGCGGTGTCATGACCTCTGTTTACAAGGACCTCGTCGCCCACTTCGGGACGCAGGAGGTTACCGCCGAGCGACTCAACGTTGATCAGAGCACAGTCTCTGGCTGGGTGCGCGGTAAGCACGGGATGTCTCCTGTGGTGGCTAAACGAGCCGAGCGACTCACGGAAGGGAAGTTCAAAAAGGAAGTTCTTTGCCCTGGCTTCCCATGGGACGAAGTCGCCTGACGAGATGAAGTATGCGTGACCTGGCCTTGCGCCAGTAGTGGGGCCGTCCTGCTGTTCATCCGTCCAGTACCTGAATCGCAGGCATAAAAAAACCGGGTGGCAGCCCGGCTTCTTCAACAGCAAGTAACGAGGTCGATTATGCACTCTGCAATGGATGCAAGCAACACCGCACCCTTGGCCGTTTCGCACCAGAAAGCCTATCACCAATCCGCCGCACTTCATGCCGCGCGAATGATTCGCCTCCAGTACGCAGCCTCCTCGAAGTCCGCACTCCGTCGTGAGTGTGTCGAGCATCTGCGGGCATCGTTGTGCGGAGGTGGCGTGTGAGCACCGTCACCACCATCCAACCGAAGAGCGGATTCACCCGAATGGACAACGACCTGTACGAAGCCCTGATCGGGGCTGAGCTGTCAGGCCGCGAGCTTCGTGTCGCCCTGGCAATCCACCGCCAAACTGCTGGTTACAACCTGGAGAGCGCCACTATCGCGGCATCGTACATCGCCCAGATGTCCGGCATCCGCCGTGAGGACGTTTCCCGCGCTATTTCCGAGCTGCTTCGCCAGGGCGTAATCCACCGTGAAGGCGGTAGCCGCAGCCCGATTGGTTTTTCCCCGGTCGGCGAGTGGAAGATCGACAAGAAAAACACCCATCCGAACAAGCCAAAAGAAGTGCCACAGTGTGGCGTTTCCGACACGTCCAATGTGGCGTTTCTACCACACAATAAAGACAGAAATACAAATACCAATGCTAACGCATTGGTTGTCGACGCATCCGCATCGACCGGCGACGGTGAAGTTGATGACAGCAACGACAAGGTGGCCCCTCCAGCTGCCCAACCCAAGGCTGCCAAAGTCGACAAGATCCCATATACCCGGATCGTCGAGATCTACAACCAAACTTGCGGTCACGCGCTGCCCCAGTGCCTGAAGCTCAACGACAAGCGCCGCACCCGTATCCGCGCTTGCTGGAACCTGCAAATCAATGGCGTCCACCCGTTCCGCAAAAGCGAATTCTGGGCCGCGTACTTCTCCGACTGCCTGGCGGTCAAGCACTACACCGGCAGCAATGACCGCGGCTGGACCGCCGACATCGAGTTCCTGACCCGCGAAGCCACCGTGCTCAAGGTGCTGGAGGCGCAGCAATGATCACTACTCGCCCACTGGTTGCCGAGGAAGCCGAGTTCGGCGTTATTGGCTCGCTGATGCACCAGCCATCCCTGATCGAAACCATCGGCTCCAAGGTTTCGCCAATGCACTTTCACCAGCAAGACGCTGCCGAGCTGTTCAGCATGATCCTTGCCGCACGGTCAGCAGGCCGCCCGGCCGATCCAGTGTCCCTTGCCGATATCCGGCCAACGCTGAGCAGCGGCGAGATGACCCTGGTGCGTGCCGCCGAGATCATGCGCGACACCGTCAGCGTGGCCAATGCCAACGAGTACGCGCGGATTGTCGTCGAGCGCTCCAAGGCCCGCATCGTCAACAACCTCGGCCAAACCATCATCGACCTGGCGTCCCAAGCCCGGCCTATCGCCCAGATCATCGCCGAAGTGCAGGAGGCCGCTCTGTCGCTGAACAGCGAGGACGACGAGCCCGATGTAATCACGCTTGCTGAGGCGCTTGGGCCAGTAATCGACGAGATGGACGATCGATTCAACGGCCGAGGCATCAACGGCCTCTCCACCGGCCTCGCCGATCTGGACGGGCTGATTCAGGGGCTTCGCGGCTCCCATGTCATCATCGTTGCGGGGCGCCCAGGCACCGGTAAAACCACACTGGGCCTGGGTATCGCTGAGTACCTGACCATTCGCGAGAGCAAGTCTGCACTCGTGTTCTCGCTGGAGATGGCCGGCAAGGAGCTGGCCAAGCGCAGTCTGGCCTCGGCGTCGTCGGTCACCACTGGCAGCATCGATACTGGCAAAGCCATGGGCGACGGCGAGCAGATTCAGAAAATCACCGCGGCCGTCGGCCGAATGCGTGATGCCGACCTGCGCATCTGCCAGAAGGGTGGCCTTCCGCTGAGCCGAATTCGCAACATCGCCCGGTTCCAGCACAAGGCCAAGCCGCTCGACCTGATCGTCATCGATTACATCGGCCTGATCGCGCCGGAGCCGGGCAGCCGCCAACAGAACCGGAACCTTGAGCTTGGCGCTATCAGCCGGGGCATCAAGGCCATGGCCAAGGAGCTTGATGTTCCGGTGATCGTCCTGGCCCAGCTCAACCGTGGCATCGAGACGCGATCCGCCAAAAAGCCCCAGATGTCCGACCTACGCGACTCGGGCGAGATCGAGCAAGACGCCGACATCATCCTGATCGCTCACCGCGATGCTGATTCGGACCTGGGCCAGAGTGGCGTCACCGAGATCGACGTGGTCAAGCATCGTCACGCACCTGTCGGGCACTGCCTCTTGCAGCACCAGGGCGAGTTTGCCCGGTTTGCCAACTACGCCGGCACCCGCGAGCAGCAGCAGGTCGCCGCACAGCCGGCGCGCAAGTCATCCCGCTCACTACTGAACGACTTCAAGCCCGGGGAGAGATTCTGATGCGGCAATCCAAGCTGACCAAGGCCGCACGCGGTCGTGATTGCCAGGTGCGCATCCCTGGCGTGTGCAACGGCAACCCGGAAACCACCGTCCTGGCGCACTACCGCATGGCCGGCACCTGCGGCGTGGGCTGCAAGCCGAACGACCTGCAGGGCGCCTGGGCCTGTAGCGCTTGCCACGACGCCTGCGACGGCCGCAGCCGGGTTGTCGACCGTGACACCGCCCGGCAGTACCACGCCGAGGGCGTGATGCGCACCCAGGCTCAGCTCATCAGTGAGGGGTAGTGGTCGCATGAATGCTCCCGCCCTTCGCCCGTACAAGCCCAAGAAGCCGAGAGCCAAGCGCGTTGACCGCGAGGGCTTGGAGCAGGCCGCCCTGATGAAGGAAATCGAGCTCCGCTATCCCGAGGTGTTCGCGAACCTGCATCACACCCCAAACGGCGGCTACCGGGGCAAAGCTGAGGCGGGGCGGCTCAAGGCCCAAGGCACCAAGGCCGGCATTCCTGACCTGCAGCTGACCATGGCGCGAGGCGGGTACTTCGGCCTGTTCATTGAATTCAAGGCCACCGTGAAACCTGCGGCGGTATCCCTCGAGCAGCAGGCCTGCATCGGCCGACTGAACGAACAAGGCTACCTGGCCGTTGTGTGCCGGGGGCATTTCGACGCCATGGAGTGCCTGAGGGCGTACCTGGCCCTGCCTAAAACGGAGGTTGCAGCATGACCAAAACCGCCGCTGTGAAAATCAGCGATGCAGAGATTCGCCGGCAGGCCGCCGGCCAGGTGCGTGACCTGCGCGCCCTGGGCAACCACGGTCTGTACTTCCGGTTTCACTGTTCCCGCGAGCGGGGCTCGTGGTACCTGATCCACAAGGGAAAGTGGAACCTGATCGGCTCATACCCTGAGTTGAGCGCTGCCAAGGTGGCCGCGGCGCTGCCGGATATCCGCCTGCGCCTGGAAGCGGGTGAGGGTTCCAGCCTGTCGAGCTGGGTGCTGACCGGCGAGTTGCTGGCCTGGTTCGCTGAGCGCATGTCTCGCGACCGCAACCTGTCGGCCAAGCGCAAGAGCACGGCTGCATCGGCGATCAAGCAGCACCTGGTGCCGCGCCTGGGCCAGGTCCCGCTGGCCCAGATTGACAAGGCACTGCTCGACCGCGAGCTGATGTGGCCGCTGCAAGAGTCGCTGTCGATCGACTACGTGCGGCTGGTGTTCCAGCTGCTGGCCCTGGCGTTCCGTCAGGCTTTCAAGTTGGGCCTGATCAGCTCCAACCCCATGGCCGGCATCCGCTTCGGCGACTTCTCCAAGGCCAAGGTCACAGTCAAGCCCTCGCGCCTGCGCGGCGTGCACCTTGAAGACCTGATGGCCCGCATGAAGAGCACCCTGGCACACCGCCCTCAGCATGGCGTGCTAGCCCTGATGATGCTGTGCCACGGCACCCGACTGGGCGAAACCCGGCTGGCCCGCTGGAGCCACATCAGCCTGGCAGAGCGGGAGTGGTTCATTCCCGCCGAGCACACCAAGACCAGCGTGCAGCACCGGCTGCCACTGACCGATCAGGTGCGTTTCCTGCTGATGGCCTATCGCGAGATCCAGATCAAAGAGGGATACGAGGGCGAGTTCGTGTTCCCGGGCCGCAATGGCAAGCCGATGAGCGAGGCCAAGGCATCTGCCGTGTTTACCGTCATGGGGCAGGGCGAGTGGACCAGTCACGACCTGCGCAAACTGGCCCGCACCGGCTGGGCTGACTTGGGCGTCGACCACTTGGTGGGTGAGCTGCTGATCAACCATGCCATGGGCCACAACGTGAAGGTGTACATCCAGTCCGACGTGATGGCCCGCAAGCGTGAGGCATTGGAGAAGTGGCACGCACACCTTGATCAGAAGGGTTTCGAGTCGGTTCACGGCTTGACCGGTGATAGATCAACGGATTCATGGATTCTCTGCCAGGCCGCAGAGCGCGCGGGGTTCGACGGCCTTCCGGCATCCACCATAAGCGAGGATTCGAAATGACTGGAAAGCGTCCAGGGCCAGCCATGGTCGACCTGAACACGATGTCTCCCGCGGCCCGCTCGGCGGCAATGCGCGGTGGGATGGAGGGCTGGGGATCTGTTGGCGGGCTGCCTGGGCAGATCTGCTATCAGGAACAGGTTGATTCGACGTCGCGTCGGCGCTGCAACTGCGGCTGCGGGCGCCGGGCAACCCATCGGGGAATGGCCAACGGGGTCTGCTTGAAGATGGGGTGCGAGATGTCGGTGCGGCGCTGGGTAAAGGCGTCCAACGCATGAGGAAGAGCCACGGTCCCGCCTTCAAGAAGGCCGTGGTCGAACTGGCTCAATGCCCATTGTGCCGTGGGAGAGCGGTCACCAAGGGCGTGTTTCACGAACTGCCATGCGACCACTGCAACGCCTCGGGCTTTGTGGTGGCCGCAACCGGCGAGGCTCTGCCCCTGGATGAACTGGTGACCCAGCTCAGCCTGGCCCTGCGAGCCGCGCACCGGCAGATCGAGCAGTTGAAGAAACCTCAGGCATCCGGGCCTGAGGCTACATATCAGGGAAGCAACCGGCGCGGCGCCGGCGGCACCAACTACACCGGAGATTGAGGGGGAAGGACATGATCTACAGCAGCGCATCAGGTGCAGTGGTTGCCGCTCTGGCGGCCGGCGAGAAGGGATCAGCGAAGGCCCAGGCCTGGCAGAAGCTGTACAACGCGGCAGAGGAAGAAGGTGGATGCTTGGCATCGCTGGCCGGGGAGTCGGGAGGCGTAGACCAGGCCCAGATCGACTTCTGGGTGTCTGCGCGATTGCATCACATGCTCAAGCCGCAGCACTGGGACGCATTGGTGGCGAAGTACAGTACGAACAAGGCGAGGAAGGTCCAGGCCATCACCTTGGTGCGGCCGCGCATTGCCAGCCCGGCCTCGCAGCTGTTCATCTACAAGGCGGTCACGGCTTGGGCAATCCCGAAGCTCAAGGGGGCTCGGCGCAAACCGCCACGCTCCGTATCGGTTGAGATCCCGCTGGATGCCTCGGCATGGCGTCGTGACGCAACCGTAAATGCTGCAGTTGCAGCAGGCCAGGCAGAGAAGAAGCGCATCGAGGCGCTGCAAGAGGGTGTGATCATCCTGCCGGATAGCTTCTACGACATGAACACTTGGGACCTCGACGCCACGCCAGAGTCGACACGCCGCCGCTGGAGGGCCGAAATCAAAGAAAAGCTCGACGGCCTGATCGATGATGCCCTTGCTGACGTGAAGGTGATTCTGGAGGCTGAAGGGTTGCTGATGAAAGAGGCCGCATGATTGCCTGTTGACATCAGTGAGCGACTGAGCGAAATTATCCCCATCCTGTCATTCCTGCGCGTTGCTGAGGAGTGGCACAAAAGCCCGGCCATTGTGCTGGGCTTTTTGCTATCTGCCAGATGTGAAATCATCCGTCCTTTATCCGAAAAGGGAATGAGTGATGGATTTAACAACTGAGCAGGAAATCAATCGTATGGTTGATGCCCTTCAGGATATGGCGACAAAGGAATTCGCTGATGTCAAATCGAGCGAGCCTTTCGAGACTCACGTCAGCAGCGGTGATGACCACTCTGAGCACGTCAAGCTGATTGGTAAGGGCGTGCAGCTTGGTCTTCATGATCACTTCAGTCCCGAGCGGGTCAGTGTTGAGGTCGTCGAAACGGGCTACCTAATCCGAATCCAAAGGGCGTAATCCACGCTGCTGTTAACTATCAGCTTTCACGAAGCCTCGGCACTTGCCGGGGCTTTTTCGTTTTCGGCTCCACCACACCCATCGCCCCGAGCTGGGAGTGCTGATGGGGCCGAACCTACTCCGCTCCCCAAAAGGGAGGAATCGAGATGCCAAACATGCCCGAGAAGGATCCTGGCCTGTGGGCCGCTGTGCTCACCTGGGTGCTGGCCCATCAGCCTCAGCTGTATGCCGCTGGCTTGTCAGTCGCGATCGCCGTCCTTCGGGTGGTGTATGGCGGCGGGACCCGGAGGCAGATGTTCTTGGAGGGCGCCCTGTGCGGCCTCATCACCCTAGCCCTGGTGCCGCTGCTTGAGTGGATGGGGCTACCGCAGGGTATGGCCACCTTCGCCGGTGGCATGGTCGGCTTCATGGGTGTGGAGAAGCTTCGCGGCTACTCCGACCTGTTCCTGTCTCGCAAAGCGCAAGGGTGACCCGATGATCACGCTGACCGACATCAACCGCCGCCAACACTTCCTGGCGCCGAGCGCGATTGCCCGCGTGCAGGAGGCTGGCACCAGTTCCCAGTGGCACGGCGTCTGTTCCATCGTCCACACGTTCGATGGCCAGGTGCTGGAGGTGCGTGAGCGTGCCGTCGATATCGCCCGCCAAGTCGGAATGCGGCGAGAGGGATGAGCCATGGCGCGTATCACCGCAACTATTGTTTGCCGCCATCGCTGGTGGTTGAAGTACTACCTGGCTGGCGTGCAGGCAATTGCGCAGGTCACAGGGCGCGAGCCGAACCCTAGTCGGATCGCTTACTGGGTCGGTCGCGGATTGAAAGTCGAGGTGCACTGATGGCCAGGCTCAAGACGCTCGGCTCCCGCATCAAGGAGAGCGCAGGCTCTCGGGTCAAGGTGGTGAGCCCCGGCAGTTGGCGAAGCGGCATGACCAGCTCCCAGCGCGGCTATGGTTACAAGTGGCAGCAAGCCCGAGAGCGGTACCTGCGCGACAACCCGCTGTGCGTTTATTGCGAGCGGAACGGTCGCACAACTGCCGCCAGGGTTGTCGACCACATCGTTGCTCACCGTGGAGACATGGTTCTCTTCTGGGATCAGACCAACTGGCAGAGTCTCTGCAAGCCTTGTCACGACTCCGTCAAGCAGGCTGAGGAGGCGTCGGGGCTGGGTGGCTGACGCGTCAGCGGATCGACAAAACCCAGCGCGGCGGGTTAGAGGCACGCCAGTGACGTGCCGCGAAAGGGGTAGGGGGGTTAAAAGCTAGGGATTCTCATCTAGCTAGACCGCCTCCGACCCCACGTACAGATTTTTTTCCCCCATAGGATTTTTGTTAAATGGCTTTAACATCCCGCAAGCGCGCATTCATCGCCGCGCTGAGGGAAGGTGCGTCCAATCGGGACGCCGCTGTGGCGGCTGGCTATTCCGAGAAGACAGCGTCTGCGGCGGGCTCTCGGCTGGTGAAGGACAAGGATGTGGCGGCTGAACTGCTCAAGCTCCGCGCCCTAGGTTTGATGCCTCAAGATGTTAAAGGTGATGTTAAAGCGCATGTTAAAGCCAAGCCTGCCGAGAAGACCTCGGCCACGGATGAGCAGGCGGCAGAATCGGACCCTGTAGCCGATGAACAGACGGAACCCGAGCCTGCTGGTTTCGACCTGACCCAGGCACTCCTGCATCGTGACCCCAAGGACTTCTTGCTGTCGGTGATGAACGACTTGGGGAGCGAACCGAAACTGCGTGTTGACGCAGCGAAAGCCCTGATGCCGTTCGTTCACCCGCGCAAGGGTGAGAGCGGTAAGAAGGACCAGGCTCAGGCCAATGCCGATAAAGCGGCCACCGGCAAGTTCGGCACGCGCCGCGGCCCGCTGCAGTCGGTGAAATGATGGAGTGGTCAACCGCCTGTCCAGACTGGGAGCAGCGCATCGTTGCCCGCCAGAGCCTGATTCCGTTCGAACCGCTGTTCCCGGCTGAGGCTGAGGAAGCTTTGGACGTGTTCGGCGCGTTGCGCATGGTGGACGCCACGGGCAGTCCTTTGATGTGCGAGACCGTGCGCGACTGGGTGAACCAGTTCGTGGCCGCAATATTCGGGGCCTACGATCCAGACTCAGGCCGGCGCCTGATCAGCGAGTTCATGCTGCTAATCAGCAAGAAGAACGGCAAGTCGACCATCGCCGCTGGCATCATGTTGAGCGCGCTGATCCTCAACTGGCGGGCTTCGGGTGAGTTCATCATCCTCGCACCTACCAAGGAGATCGCGGACAACTCCTACCTGCCGATCAGGGATATGGTGGCGGCTGACGACGAGCTCAAAGCCTTGCTCAAGGTGCAGGACCACCTGCGCACCGTGACCCATCGTCAGACTAACGCCACGCTGAAGGTGGTTGCGGCGGACAGCGAGACGGTCTCGGGCAAGAAGGCCATCGGCGTCTTCGTCGACGAGCTCTGGGTGTTCGGCAAGCGTGCCAACGCCGAGGCCATGCTGCGCGAGGCCACCGGTGGCCTGGCTTCCCGGCCGGAGGGATTCATCATCTGGGCAACCACCCAGTCCGATGCTCCGCCTGCTGGCGTGTTTCGACAGAAGTTGATGTACGCCCGCAAAGTGCGCGACGGCGAGATTGTGGACCGGTCGTTCCTGCCAGTGCTTTACGAATTTCCCAAGGCCATGCTGGATGCTGGCGCGCACCGGGACGCTTCGAACGCCTACATCACTAACCCGAACCTCGGCCTGTCGGTCGATGAGCCATTCATTGAGCGCGGGTATGCCCAGGCGCAGCTGGACGGCGAAGAGTCATTCCGTGGCTTCCTGGCCAAGCACCTCAACGTCGAGATCGGTCTGGCGCTCCTTTCGGATCGCTGGGCGGGTGCTGATTTCTGGGAGGCGCAGACCTCCGAGCTATGCCGCACGTTGGAAGACCTGATTGAGCGCTGCGAGGTGATCGATATCGGCGTCGATGGCGGAGGGCTGGATGACTTGCTTGGCCTGGCGGCAGTCGGACGTGAGCAAGGTACACGGCGCTGGCTGGCCTGGACTCATGCCTGGGCCCATCCATCAGTACTGGATCGGCGAAAAGCCGAAGCGCCGCGCATCCGCGACTTCGCCAAGGATGGGCATCTGACCTTGGTTGAACGCATCGGCGATGACATCGAGGCGGTGGCGCACCTGGTGGCGCAGGTCGAGCAGGCCGGTCTGCTGGACAAGGTAGGGCTGGACCCGGCAGGCGTCGGCGCGATTCTCGATGCGCTGGAGGCTGTTGGGATTCCGCGAGAAAAGATCGACGGCATTTCACAAGGATGGCGCCTGGGCGGTGCCATCAAGACTGCCGAGCGCAAGCTGGCCGAGGGCGCGCTGCTACACGGCGGCCAGCCGATGATGGCTTGGTGCTGCGGTAACGCCAAGGTCGAGCCGCGTGGCAACTCGATCCTCATCACCAAGCAGGCCAGCGGCTCGGCCAAGATCGACCCGCTGATGGCACTCTTCAACGCTGTGACGCTGATGGCCCTCAATCCAGAGGGGCAGGGCGGCATGGAAAACTTCATGGCCGGCATTCGGGATCCACTGATCGCATGAACGCATTTCATATTTTCATCGCCTGCGCAGTGGTCGGTTTCTGCTTGGCATGCAGCGGGGTCTGGATGCTGGCTGGTACCGGCTGGGCTTTGCTGGCCGGATCGCTGAGCTTCTTCTGCATCGCTGGCTTCATCCGCAGAGGGCTTGTCAGTGATTAAAACCCTATCCCAGGCATTGGGCGCTGCTGCCACCAAGCCTTCAGCCAGCATGAGTGAGTGGCTGGGGAAGACTATCAAACTGTCGGATGGCGGTTTCTGGAATGCCTTTAACGGTGCCCAGTCCAGTAGCGGTAAGTCAGTCAGCGTCGACAAGGCCATGCGCCTGTCCACCGTGTGGGCATGCGTCCGTATCATCTCGACTTCGGTAGCCGGCCTGCCGTTGAGCATCTACCGGCGTATGCCCGATGGTAGTCGAGAGAGCGCCCGCGATTTCCCGCTGTACGACGTTGTGCACAACAGTCCCAACGAAGACATGGCTGCTTTCCACTTCTGGCAGGCAGTCGTCGCCTCGATGCTGTTGTGGGGCAACGCCTACTGCGAGATTCATCGCTCTGCTGGGCGCGTCATCGCCTTGGACTTCCTGATGCCGTCGAGAGTTGATCTTGAGTTCGACGACGATGGGCGGCTCAGGTATTTCTTCAGGCCCCGAAAGGGCGCGCGCCGGGAGATTTTGCGACAAGACATGCTGCACATCCCGGCCTTTACCCTGGATGGCCGAGTTGGACTTTCCGCCATTCGTTACGGCGCGGATGTGTTCGGTTCTGCGATGTCAGCAGACGACGCCGCCAACAGCACGTTCCGCAACGGCATGATGCCTACGGTCGCGTTTTCGGTAGACAAGACGCTGAATCCAGCCCAGCGCGTCGAGTTTCGTGAGTACGTGAAGACGATCTCCGGGGCGTTGAATGCCGGCAAGAGCCCCGTTCTCGAGCAAGGTGTGAAGCCGGAGATGATCGGCATCAACCCTGCTGATGCGCAGCTGCTGGAGTCGAGAGGACACAGCATCGAGGAAATCTGCCGCTGGTTCGGCGTCCCACCTTGGATGGTGATGAAGACCGACAAGGGCAGCAACTGGGGCACGGGCCTGGAACAGCAGCAGATCGCGTTTCTCACCTACTGCATCATGTCCTTCACGGCACCGATCGAGCAGTGCGTGAACAAGTGGTGCATGACGGCTGTTGACCGGATCAAGTTCTACGCAGAGTACTCACTTGAAGCGTTCCTGCGCGCGGACAGCGCCGGTCGCGCTGCCTATCTCAGCACGATGGGGCAGAACGGCTACATGACCCGAAACGAGGGTCGGCGGAAGGAAAACCTTCCGAGCATGCCGGGTGGCGATGTACTGACCGTGCAATCCAACCTGGTGCCACTTGACCAGCTGGGCAAGCAAAACGATAGCCAGGCCGCAAGGGCCGCACTGATGAACTGGCTTCAACAGCCGGAAAAGTAAATCACGGGAGCAATCCATGAAACACAAGATCCAGTCTCGCGGCCTGCGCAGCGAGATGAGCCCGCGCGCGCTCGAAAAATGGAATCCCGCGATCCAGGCGGCCGTCGAGAACACCTCGGACACCATCACTGTTTACGGAGTGATCGGCGAGGACTGGTATGGCGAAGGCGTCACGCTGAAGCGAATCGATGCCGCTCTGCGGGCCATCGGCGAGCGAGATGTCACCGTCTACATCAACTCGCCAGGCGGCGACATGTTCGAAGGCATTGCTATCTACAACCGCCTGCAGGAGCACAGCCACCAGGTCACCACCAAGGTGCTCGGCATGGCGGCTAGCGCTGCTTCGATTGTCTTCCTGGCCGGGAAAAAGCGTGAAGTGGCCAGCAGCGCCTTCCTCATGATCCACAACTGCTGGACCTGGCTCGCCGGCAATCGCAACTACCTGCGGGATATCGCTGACGACATGGAGGAGTTCGACGCCGCGATGGCAGACCTCTATGCCGAAACCAGCGGCCAGTCGACAGAAGACATGGCCGAGTTGATGGACGACGAAACCTACATCCGTGGCAAGCGTGCCGTGGAGCTCGGCCTGGCCACCGGGCTGTTGTCGTCCACTGAAGTCACCGAGCGCGAAACCGAAGACGCCGCGCAGGCCAATGCGCTCAAGGCCATGGACGTAGCCCTGGCCAAGGGCGGCATGCCTCGCTCCGAGCGCCGCGAACTCTTCGCCAGTTTCAAGTCCGGTATGCCTCGCGCTGCCGGCGGGGGCACGCATAACGCTGCCTCGACCGATAAGCCTAGCGCTGTCGCGCCAGACCTCTCCGCCTCTCTGAGCGCGGCAACCGATCTCCTCAATTCTCTGAAAGGAAAGTGACCATGGACTTTGAAGCCCAAGTCAAAGAACTCAACGCCAGCCTCAAGGGCATTGGCGATCAGATCAAAAGCCAGGCAGAGGCGACCGAGAAGCAAATCAAGGCTTCCGGTGAAATGAATGCCGAAACCCGCGCCAAGGTTGATGAACTGCTGACCAAGCAGGGCGAGCTTCAGGCGCGACTGGGCGAGGCCGAGCAGAAGCTCGTGAACGCAAGCCGGGATCGCAACCATCAGGAGGAGCCACAGAAATCGGTAGGCGCCCTCGTGATCGAAAGCGAAGAAATGAAGGACATGACCTCGTCCTTCCGCGGCTCTCGTCGTGTCTCCGTGCCGCGTGCGGCCATCACCACCGCAACCGGCGGTGACCTGGTGCAGACTCAGCGCCTGCCGGGGATCATTGCCCCGGCTCAACGCCGACTGACGGTTCGCGACCTGGTCGCGCCGGGTACCACCGAATCGAACTCCATCGAGTACGTCCGTGAGACTGGCTTCACGAACAACGCCCGCACCGTGGCGGAAACCACTGCCAAGCCGTACTCCGATCTGACCTTCGGCCTGACCACTGCGAACGTGCGGACCATCGCCCATTTGTTCAAAGCCAGTCGGCAGATGCTGGACGATGCCAAGGCCCTGCAGAGCTACATCGACGGTCGTGCACGCTACGGCCTCAACATGGCTGAAGAGGCTCAATTGCTGTACGGCAACGGCACCGGTGTGAACCTGCAGGGCCTCATGACCGTTGCTCAACTGTACGCCGCCCCGGCTGGCGTTGCTGTGGTGGGCGAGCAGCGCATCGACCGCCTGCGCCTGGCACTTCTGCAGGCCGAACTGGCCGAGTTTCCATCGGACGGCATCGTGCTCAACCCGATCGACTGGGCGGCCATTGAGCTGACCAAGGACGGGGAAGGCCGCTACATCATCGGTCAACCGCAAGAAGGCACCAACGCGAAGCTGTGGAATCGTCCGGTGGTTTCCACCCAGGCCATGACCCAGAACGACTTCCTGGTTGGTGCCTTCAAGCTCGGCGCTCAGATCTTCGACCGCATGGAAATCGAAGTGCTGATCTCGACCGAGAACAGTGATGACTTCGAGAAAAACATGGCAACGATTCGTGCTGAAGAGCGCCTGGCCTTTGCCATCTATCGCGACGAAGCGTTCGTTACTGGTCCGCTGGTCACGCCTTAACCATCCCGCAAATCGGCGCCAGAAATGGCGCCGCAATGGAGTAATCCAATGGCACGTAAACAGGAAACACCAGCCTCCACGGCTGATGCGAAGGATTCGGTATCGACCGTTGATTCCAGCAGCGGACCGGCTGATGCTGCCGGGATGCCTCTTTCGCCTGGCCAAGCGATCGTTCCAGACTCTAGCGACTCCGCTGATTCGGGCGTCCCTGCAACTGCTCCAGGCTCGGCGGAGGGCTCGGGCCTGTTGACGGCAGAAGGACAGGCAGCCGCTGGCACTGGGCCGGATGGCGTCACAGGCGAGCAGGGTGCCGGTATCTCTATGACGGACGCTGCCGATGCCGCATCCGAAGCCGTCGCTCAAACTGCCTCAGTCTTGGCAGATAGCGGCGCCGGCGCTGATGAGTTGGTACTAGATGATCGGGCCAACCCCAACCCTGCGACTCTTCAGATCTATCCGCTGCGTTCGTACATGGACGAGGGTGAGCTTCGTCGTCGAGGCGGTCCAGCATACACGGTGCCGCGCCGGCATGCGGAGGAACTGGTGCAGCGGAACCTGGCATCACTCGAACCGCTGAAGGAGTAGATGATGCCGGTTATCAGTATATCCATTGCCCGGCATCACCTTCGAGATCCCGATGATGATGACGAGTACCTGGAGCTGCTGGTCGAGGCGGCGGAGGGGCAGGCGATGGACTATCTGAACCGCCGTTTTTACGCCAACCAGCAGGCGCTTGATGAGGCTGTCGCCGCCGGGGATGCCGGTGACTCGCCCATGGTCAGCAACAAGCAGATCCAGGCGGCTTGCTTGCTGATCCTCGGCCATCTTTACGCCAACCGCGAGGACGTTGTGATCGGGACCATCGCCACCGAACTGCCGCAAGGTTCGAAGGCGCTCCTGACTCCGCATCGCATCGGGTGGGGTATATGAGGGCCGGGCCGCTGCGCCACCGGCTGCAGGTGGCTCATCGACACGAGGAGAGGAATAAATCCGGGGGCGCCACAGTGACGTGGCTGCCAGCTGCTCGCCCTGAAATGTGGGGTGAGGTTCGGACCCCAAGCGGTCGGGTCATAGCGGTTGCCGAAAAACTGAGTGCTGTTGTAACTGCCGAAATCATCGGCAGGCCGCGCCCAGATATCGTCGCAGGATCGCGCCTGACACGTCGAGGGATCACCTACCAGGTTGAGGCCGTGTTGCCGGACAACGAAAACTCATTGATGAGGCTTCTCTGCTCATCGGTGCCTAACCCATGAGGTGAATGATGAAAATTCGAGCACTGGGCCCGCTGACGGGCGCATCTGGTGAGCGTGAAAAGGGTGAAGAGTTCGAGGTCGACAAGGCCTATGGCGAAGGCCTGATTGCCCGGGGGTATGCCGAAGCGGTCACCGAAAAGGCCGCGAAGCCCACAAAGGCTGATCCGGCCAAGGAGTAGTGTATGGCGCGCCGGTCGAGCCTTCGCGGCGACATCCGGCTACGCCGGACGCTGCGCAACATCCACAAGACGATGGACAACGAGTTGCAGCCCGCGATGCTAGAGGCGGCGAACCGCATCCTGGAGACCCAGCGTGAGTTGATGCCCAAGGACACCGGCGCAGCTGCTGCCGCGCTCAGGGTTTACGTTTCGCCCAGCGGTCTAGATGCCCAGATCGGCATCCGTGGCAAGCGCGACAACCGGCGGTTCTTTTACCTGCGCTTCATCGAATACGGCACCAAGGGTTATACCGGCGGTAAGCGGGCCGGTGATCGTAACCGGCGTGTCACCAACAAAAGTGATGGCACCCACTTCTTCGGCAAGTACCCAGATATCCCGGCTAGGCCGGCTCACCCCTGGCTGCGACCCTCCATCCAGGTCAATCGGGAGTTTGTCATGGCTGACATCAAAGCCGCCGTGAACCGCACGCTGCGCAAAGCAAGCCAAGGGGTAGGCAATGGCTGACCCGTCCCTGGCTCTGCAAGAGGCAATCTTCGCCAGGCTTCAGGCCGAGGTCAGCTGCCCGATATACGACGGCGCGCCGCTGAACGCCGAAATGCCGTACGTCTCCATCGATCGAGAGGTTTCGGTCAACAGCAGCCCAATCTCGGGCCGCAAGCGCGAAACGCGCCTGCTTTACCTGTCGGTCTGGTCCGATGCCGTGGGCCAGGCCGAGGTCAAACGCATCAACGGTGAAGTCATCGCCGCCCTCGATGAGCGCAGGCTGCCGCTGGAGGTGGGCCGTGCGGTTTCCGTTCGGGTCGAACAGTCCGACGCCCAGCGCGACGCCGACGGCATCACATACCAGGGCTCCATCACCATCCGCGTGATCACCACCCACTGAAACACCTACCGGCCGTCCCGCGGCCTCTATCCAATGTGCCTTTGGAGGACCCCCCATGGCCGACGACAACCTCAATACAGCCGCCGGCTGCCGCCTTGCCATCGGCGGCAAGACCGGTGCCGACAGCGAAACCGAATACAAGGCCGACACGTACGTGCAGGTGGGCGAGATCGAAGATCTTGGCGAATTTGGCGACACCTTCAGCGCAGTGAACTTCACTGCTCTGAGCGATGGCCGCGTGCGCAAGTACAAGGGCACCGCCGACGCCGGGAACATGACCCTTACCGTAGGCCTGGACAGCGGCGATGCCGGTCAGAAGGCCGTATCGGTAGCGCACAAGGATCGTTCCAAGGGCAATTACAACGTCAAGGTCACGCTCAACGACGGCGACCCAGATGCAACCCCTGCCATTCTGCCGACCACCTTCTACTTCGGCGTGAAGGTGATGAACAACACCGTGGCTCCAGGCGCGGCTGATAACGTGGTGCGTCGCAATATGACGTTCGCGATCAACACCGACATCATCGAAATCCCTGCCGGCCCGGCCGCCCCATGACCGAAGGGGCTGAGCCCCTTCCATCGTTGCGAGAACCCCAATGAGCGAAGCCCTGCATGGCACCGTCACACTGGTGATCGGTGCGCGCAGCTACACCCTTAAGCCCACGCTGGATGCGGCGCTGCGCATCGAGGCCCGTTTTGGCGGGCTGCGCGGCGCGCTGGAGGCTATGCGCCTGATGAGCATCGCCGCCTGTGCCGACGTTGTTGTCGCAGGGGCAGACCTGAAGCCGGATCAGCACCCCGTCATCGCAGGTGAAGTGTTTCACACCGGCGTGGCCCAGGTGTCCGGCAAGCTGACCGAGTTCATCACCGTCCTGCTCAACCCGGTGCCACCGAGCGTGGCTGCCCGGGGAAAGGACGAGGCGGTCAGCACAGCGCAGTGAAGAACGGCAGCTACGTCGACTACTTGTTCGGCGTGGCCACCGGCTGGCTTGGCTGGCCGCCTGACACCGCGTGGCACACCCCCATCCCGCAAATCATGCTCGCTCTCGATGCTCGGCTCGATTGGACCGGACGAGGGCAGGGCCAAGGCCAGGGGCAATCCCCGGCGTCCCCGCAGAAGCGTGAAAGCGTTGCGGACAAGTTGAAGAGCTTCCTGCGAGGGCGGCCCAAACAGTAGACAGCGTGCCGCCTCCGTGCGGTTTTTTGTGCTTGGAGATTTGCATGGCCGACCAACAAGTCCAGGGGATGCTGGTACAGATCGAGGCCACCACGGCACAGCTGCGCCGCGAACTGGCCAGCGCGGACCAGGTGGTGGCACGTACCGCCCAGTCGATCGACCGCAACCTGGAGCAGGTTGACTCTGCGTTCGACACCGCCGGTGTTGCTGCTCAGAGGGCTGGGGGGCTGATGCGTGGCGCCTTTGCCGCCGTCGCAGGTGCCGGCCTGATTGGCAGCATCATTCAGCAGGTTGACGCCTACGGTCAGATGTCCGACCGCATGAAGGCAGCAGCAGGCAGCGCTGGTGAGTACCAGGCGGTGCAGGAGCACCTGCTGCGAACTGCTCAGGAAACCTACCGGCCCCTGGCTGAGGCCCAAGAGCTGTATATCCGCACCGCCGATGTGATGCGCAGTCTGGGCTTCAACACCCAGCAGACGCTGGATATCACCGACAGCTTCAGCTTCTTGCTCGTGACCAACGCTGCCGCTGCCGACAAGGCCGGCTCCGCACTGGATGCCTACTCCAAGGCATTGCAGACCGGAAAAGTTGAAGCGGATGGCTGGGTGTCCATTCAGGACGCCATGCCCACCATCGTCACTGCCATCGCCACCGCTACAGGCAAGAGCGCGGAGGAGATCAGAAAGCTCGGTGCCCAGGGCAAGCTGTCGCTCGATGATATCAATACCGGCCTGCTGCGCACCGTGGAGGTCAACCGCAAGGCTGCGGCCGACATGTCCACCAGCGTCCAGGACGCGATGGTGAACATCAGCAACGCCATTCAGACATTCCTGGGGGGCATGGAGGAGCAAACCGGCGTAGTCGCAGGCCTGGCGAATGTGCTGATTGCGCTGGCGGACAACGTGGACCTAGTGGCTGTGACCATGGGCGGCGTCGGTGCTGCGGCCCTGACCAACTACGTGGCCAAGTCTGGCTTGGCCGTCCAAGCGGCACGGGCTGACCGTGCAGCGCGTATTGCCCAGGCCGAGGCAGTTTTGCAGGCGGCCATCGCCGATCAGCGCAAGGCCCAAACTGCAACCATCCTGGCCGCTCGCGAGGCTGCGGCAGCGCAAGGCACTGCGGTTCAGACGCAGATGTCGATCCAGCTGGCTCAGGCGCGGCAGAGAGAAGCTGCTGCTACTGTAGCGGTGGCAACTGCCCAGAGTGGCCTTCGAACTGTCAGCGCCGGCTTGCTTGGTGTGCTGGGCGGACCGATGGGCCTGGCCCTGCTTGCAGGTACCGCAGCGGCCAGTTTCCTGTTGTTGCGCGATAACGCAGATCGGGCGGGCATCAGCCTCGAAGAGATGCAAAAGCCGGTCTCGCAGTTGCGGGAAGAGTTCGCCAAGCTCAACAAGGACCAGCGCGAAGCGTCGTTGGTCAAGTGGCAGCAGGAACAGATCACTTCTGCAGACAAGGTCAAGGACGCATACGGCGACCTGGCCCAGTCCATCCGGTCTGCTGTAGTCACTGCGCCGGCGCGTGACTCCGGTGGCCAATACAACCGGCAGCTTGCCGAATACCAAGGCCTGATTGACCGCCTCAACGAAGCACGGTCCGCCGGTCAGGGGTTGTCGCCCATCCTGCAGGAGGTCGGCGCCCGACTTCAGCTTCCGGCTGGAACCCTGCAGCAGTGGATCACCCAGGCTGGCGCTGTCAGCGATGCCGATCAGCGTTCAGGCCTGATTGCCGAAACCCTGCGGGTGCTCACCGGGGTCACCGAAGAAAACACCTCGGCCACCCAGGCGAACAATGCCGCGAAGGTCGGCATGAGCTCGGCAGGGCAGACCTACCTGGAAACGCTCCAGAAGCAGTTGGCAGGCCTGCAGGATAATGGCGATGCGACGAAAATCGCCAACCGCTACATCGCGGAAAACGCCGACCTCACCGAAACCGATCGTCTGGCGATCCTTTCGGCGGCCAGCGCAATCGAGTCGCAGAAGAAGGCCAACAAGGATGCCACCGAGGGCAGCAAAGACCGCGCAAAGGCGCTGAAGGATGAGATCAAGGCCCTCGACGCGATCATCGACCGCGCATTGCCCGAGAAAAAGCGGCTGGAGGATCTGGCGGAGGGCGTACGGGGGCTGCGCAAGGCGCAAGCCGCGGGCAAGATCACCGCCGCCGAGATGGAGCTCGGCATCAAAAACCTCAACACGGCCTATGCCGATCCCGTCCTACAGAAGCGAGCCGAGGAAGAGCGGAAGCTTGCCGAGGTGCGGCGTAACAGTGCCGAGGCCTATCGCAAAGCAATGGAAGTGGTCCTGCAGACCCGTCAGGACGCAATCAATGCGGATGTGGCCGGCGTAGGTATGGGCGATGACCAGCGTGAAGAGGCCGACCGGTTAAACACCGTCCGGCAGAAATATGCGGAGGCGCGTCGACAACTGGAGGAGCAGCAAGAGGACGTGTCGCGCCGGCTCAGTCAGGACGCCTACCAGCAGCGGCTGGCAGACCTCGCCGACTACCAGGCGCGTGAGCTGCAGATGGAAGTCGACGGCTTCGAGGCCAGATTGCAGGCGCAGCGCGACTACCGAAACGGCGCCAAGCGGGCTTGGGCCAACATCCAGGCTGACGCAGCGAACGTGGCTGGCGCAACTGACGACATGCTCACCACCGGTTTCAATACGGCACGTGACGCTGTGGCCGAGTTTGCCATGACGGGGAAGGCCAATTTCAAGAGCTTCACCGTTAGCGTGCTCTCGGATATGGCCAGGATCGCCAGTCAACAAGCAGCAAGCTCGTTACTGAGTGGGCTTGTGGGGCTAGGGGTCTCGGCAGTCGGCAGCTACTTCGGCGGCGGGTCCGGCAATGGCATGACTCCGGGATCTGCCGGAGCGATCTCCTCTAACCTGGGCGCATCCCAGGCTGGCTATGGAAGCACGTATTTTCCGCAGGCCTTGGGTGGCGCCTGGTCGAACGGTGTGCAGATGTTCGCCAAAGGCGCCGGGTTTGCCACCAACAACATTTTGAACACGCCGACCATGTTCGGCATGGGCAATGGCGGGCTGGGCGTCGCTGGTGAGGATGGGCCTGAGGCGATCATGCCCTTGGCGCGCGGTCCTGACGGATCGCTGGGTGTACAGATGGTCGGCGGCTCCGCGAGCGGCGGCACACTCGTGCAGGTTGATGCACCTATGTATTTAACCGTTCCGGATAGGAGTGACGAGGGCATGGAGCTAGATAGCACTGCGCTTCAGCAGAACATGCAGAAGCAGATGCAGGGTGTAGCTGAGCGAGCCATTGCTGATTCTTGGCGTGCCGGTGGCATGAGCTATCGAAACAGCAACGGGAGACGCTGATGGCGATCGAAACATTTACCTGGACACCTGACGACGAGGCTGGCGGTGACAGCACCCTGCGGACTCGGACATCACAGTTCGGTGACAACTATGCCCAAGTGTCCACCGATGGCTTGAACGCCGAAACAGACAGCTGGTCGCTGTCGTTCGGCGGCTTGGCGGACGAGGTCGCGCCCATCCTGGTCTTCATTCGACGACATCGTGGCGCTACCGCGTTCCTGTGGACCAATCCCGAGGGTGTACTCGGCATGTACCGCTGCAAGGCCTTTCGGCAGCAGCGCAAGCCGGGTGGGGTGGTGGTTCTGACGGCAACCTTTGAGAGAGCGTTTCATCCATGAGCTTGATCACTCAGTTGCAGAAGCTTGAGCCTGGGGCGGAGATTCTGCTGTTTGAACTCGACGGCTCAGATTTCGGGGCTGACATGCTCAGGTTCCATGGGCACGCTATTCCGCACACGCCTCAGGAGCTAGCCGCCGCTGGCGTGGATGCCGATCAGTTGCCGGCTAAGTCGATCTGGTGGCAGGGCAACGAGTACGGGGCCTGGCCAATGCAGATCGATGGCATCGAAGCCAATTCGGACGGCACCGCCGTGCGGCCCACGCTTACCGTAGGCAATGTCAACGGCAGGATCACCGCCCTGTGCCTGGCCTTCGATGACTTGCTCGAGTTCAAGTTGACGATGCGCCACACCATGGCGCGCTATCTGGATGCTGCAAATTTCCCCGGTGGTAATCCGGAAGCGGAGCCCACCGAGGAAGCGATCGAGGTCTGGTACATCGATCAGAAGGTGTCGGAGAACGGCAAGACGGTGGCCTGGGAGCTGGCCAGCCCAGGTGATGTCGGCGGAGAGACGATCGGCCGGCAGATGACGCAGCTATGCCACTGGGCCATGACCGCCGGCTACCGTGGCCCCAACTGCGGATACACCGGACCTTACTTCGACCTCGACGGCAACCCCACGGATGACCCGGCCAAGGACCAGTGCAACGGCTGTCTCGACTCAGGCTGTGCTGTTCGCTTTGGCCAGGGCAACCAACTGCCCTTTGGCGGCTTCCCGGCTGTTTCCCTCATCGCACGGAGCTGACCATGCGAAAACACATCCTCGCCGCCGTGCAAGCGCACGCTGCGGCGGAGTACCCGCGCGAGTGCTGCGGGCTGATTATCGCTGTTGGCCGCTCCCACAGGTATATGCCGTGTGAAAACGCCGCCGCCGACCCTGCTGAAGAGTTCCGGATTTCGCCGGAGCAGTATGCTGAAGCGGAGGACCAGGGCGAGGTGATCGGCATCGTGCACTCACACCCTGACGCTACCAGCAGGCCGTCACCCCGCGACATGGCCATGTGCGAGGCCACCGGTCTGCCCTGGTACATCCTGTCGTGGCCGGAGGGCGATCTGCGGAGCATCACTCCGACCGGACACACGCCGCTGCTGGGGAGGCCGTTCGTGCACGGCGCATGGGACTGCTGGCAAGTCTGCGCCGACTGGTACAAGCGGGAGTGGGGCCTGGAGTTTCCGGTCTATGCCCGGGAGGAAGGATGGTGGGAGCAGGCAGACGGCCCGAGCCTTTACGAGCAGGCCTACGAGGCCGCCGGGTTCTACCAGGTCAGCCAGCCGCAGCGCGGCGACATGATCGTCATGGCAGTGGGGCGCACCGCTCATCCCAACCACGCAGGCATCTACCTAGGTGCTGATGCGCAGTTGCCCGAGGAGCATGCCCAGGTCTTCGGGCCAGGCCCCTTCATGCTCCACCATCTGTTAGGCAGACCATCAGAAATCATCGTATTCGGTGGGCCATGGCTCGACCGGACGCGCCTTGTGTTGCGTCATCGGAACGCGAAATGAAGCGGCTGAGCCGCGGGAGAGGTGCATGGAGCGAGTCTTTCTCACTTCGACAGGGATGGAGTTCCAGCCTGAGGACATTGTCGTCTCGAAAGCGATGATTGAAGTCGGTCTGGCCGTTTTAGAGGAAACGGATGACCGACCCATTTCACGACTTACGGTCGAAAGAGCCTTTCGGGAGATGTGCCTTCGCGGAATGCAAGAATCTGCTCTCTGGTCATCCGCCCTGTCACCACCTCAATGCCAAACACAAGAGCCTGATAAATGCGCATCAGCATCATGCAGTTGTCGCGAATATCAGCCAAAGACATGACTGCATTGGATTTATCTGGGGATTTTGGCTTGATTAGGTCAGTTAGCGTGGCGTCATCACCCTCGTTCAAACCCCACTGCCAATGCACAATCTTGTTTCTCGTCGGAGAGAGCTTTTCGAAGGCTTCAATCGTGTAGACAAGGTCCTTGGCGGGCGTTTCGCCATGTCCTGTCACGTCCGATAGCTTCGATTTCGTGTAGCGAACCATCCCAGCAATCGTCATATTCGTTTCGACGCAGATACGCTGTGCCTCCGCTACTGGCTTGCCCAAAGAGATGGCAAATAGTTCAGCGATCTTCCACTCAACCATCGAGTAGTTTGCAATGAACTGACCTATGGCGTGCAGATGGTGATCCGATGGGCCGACATCGTACACGCGCTCCCAGTCGATCGTGAATGGAGGGCGGGGCTGAAACTCTTTATCCCTGTCCAAGACTGCTCCTTGGTGATTGCTTGCACAATCCGGCTGGAATTGGCCGGCGCGACTGATTGAAGGCGCAACGCTACTACGCCCCGGTTCAGGCCACATACTGGTATTCCGTCCAGGGTGGATGGGTGGACAGGAGCGGTTGATGCCAAATTGACACCAATCTGCGGTGTCAGTAGATTCGCCGGTTGACCAAGGTCTCAGGCATCGCGCTTTGACCGAAACACAGCAAAGGAAGGTATATCAGTGGTCAAGTTCATGTGGATCGTCACCATTATCATGTCGCTAATTGGTGCTGTTGTTGGGTTCGGCGGTATGTACTTAGCCAATGGCGCGCCACAAGAGGCGGCGTCGGCAGCAATGGGGCTGGCTTGCGCAGTGATCCCGTATTGCGTAGCGAAGGCGTTTACCGAACTCCGTTCGCTTTGAGCATCTCTCAAGCCCCGTCTGCCCGGGGTTTTGGTGATGGCGCTGATAATGTTAGATTGCCTTCGCTCACATGGAGGGGTAGCAATGCGTAAATCGTTCGTGGCTGGATCAATTATCGCAATGTCGTTGGTGTCGACGGCATCTTTTGCGGCGAGACCATCGCAGGAGACGCTAGAGTTTTGTGGCGGATTGTCGAAATTGGCAAACACGGTTATGACTTCGCGTCAGAATGGCGTTGCCATGTCGAAGTTAATGGAGGCCAAGGTTTCCGATGAGGCTATGAACGACTTGGGCGCACTGATGATTGAGCAGGCATACGATTCGCCTGCATACGGCTCCCCAGAGTACAAGCAGAAGGCAGCCACTGATTTTGAGAACAGTTGGTACTCCAACTGTTTGAAAGCCCGAAGTGCGGCCAAGAGCTAGGGGAGGCGCATTCTCATGCCAATTAGTTTTAGGTCGGGAATCATTGGCGCTACTCTGGCGTTACTAGCAGGGTGCGTGACGACCGCAGATTTGGAAGGCAACGATCCTTCGATTAGCGCGGTAACGAAGAAAAACCCAAAACAGTATGCTTTGTGCGTTTTCCCTAAGTGGCAGGCTGCCAGGACGGAGTCCTCAATGGTGGAAACCGAAAACGGTTACCGCCTATGGGTGTCGAATAGCAGCATGGCAGACGAGCTTCTTGATATCACCAAAACGTCGACCGGCAGTTCAGTTGCTCTTCGACAGCGCATGCGTTGGTCGGCCATGCCGGGTCGTTCCGCTGTGGAGCGCGCCGTCAGGTCATGTCTTTGATTGATCACCACAAACCGCCCTAGGGCGGTTTTTTAATGCCTGGAGGAAGCATGGCAACCACAGCAGCCAGTTATCAACCAATGACCATTATCAAGCTATCCGGATCCTTGGCGCAGAAGTTCGGGCGAACTCATCGTCGACAGCTTGACAGCGGCGAGGCCTGGGAGGCCTTCAAGGCTCTGAAGGCTACGTTACACGGATTCGAGGAGGAAATTAGACGGCTTGATGGGTTGGGATTGCGCTTCGCCATCTTCCGTAACCGAAAGAACATTGGCCTGGACGAAATGAACCTGCGCGGCACTCAGGAGGTTCGTGTAGTGCCGGTTGTCCACGGCAGCAAGCGCGGTGGAGTTCTTCAAACCATCATTGGCATTGCTTTGATGGTATCTGCCATATGGCTGGGCCCATCCGCATTTTATGCTGGCCTTTCCATGACGCTTGGTGGAGTGGTTCAGATGCTCAGCCCGCAGGCCCAAGGTTTGTCTCAGAGCGCTGCCACTGAGAACTTACCAAGTTACGCCTTCGGCAGCGCTAAGAACACCACCGCCAGCGGTAACCCTGTCCCGATCTGTATCGGCGAGCGCCGTTGGGGTGGCGCGATCATCTCTGCCTCCATTGAGGCACAGGACAAGGCCTAGGGCCGATTCAGCGTACAGACCGCCTCCGGGCGGTTTTTTATTGCCCGGAGGAAAGCATGGGCCCGACAGATCACCTGGACATCACCGGCGCCAAGGGTGGCGAGAGCAAGCCGAAGTCGCCCGTCGAGGCTCCTGACAGCTTGCAGTCGACGAACATTGCCAAGATTCTGCTGGCTGTGGGCGAGGGCGAGTTCGACGGTGTGCCGACCGACCGCGACATCTACCTCGACAACACGCCGATCGTGGACGCCAGCGGCAACGTGAACTTCCCGGGTGTGAAGTGGGAGTGGCGCCCTGGCTCCGTTGAGCAGGACTATATCCAGGGCATTCCGTCGGTGGAGAGCGAGACCACCGTCAACGTCGAACTGCGCAGCGACAACCCGTTCACCCGTGCGCTGAGCAACATCCAGCTATCGGCCGTGCGCGTGCGTATGTCCTGGCCGCGCCTGGCCCAGCAGGACAGCAGCGGCAACACCAATGGCTACCGCATCGAGTACGCCATCGACATTGCCACCGATGGCGGGGCGTACGTCGAGGCTCACCTGGGGGCGGTGGACGGCAAAACTACAAACGGGTACCAGCGCTCGGTGCGCGTGAACCTGCCAAAAGCAACGTCCGGCTGGATGCTGCGCGTGCGTCGCATCACTCCGAATGCCAACAGCGGCACTGTGGCCGACACGATGACCATCGCCGGCTACACCGAGATCATCGACGAAAAGCTGCGTTATCCAAACACCGCGCTGTTGTACATCGAGTTCGACGCTCAGCAGTTCCAGAACATCCCGGCCGTGACGGTGAAGTGCAAGGCCAAGCGTTGGCCGGTACCGACCAACTACGACCCGGTGACGCGCACCTATACCGGTGTGTGGGATGGCACTTTCAAGCAGGCCTGGACCAATAACCCAGCTTTCGTGACCTATGGCCTATGCGTCGAGGATCGCTTCGGCCTAGGCAAGCGCATCAAATCGTGGATGGTCGACAAATGGGAGATGTACCGCATCGCCCAATACTGCGACCAGTTGGTGTCGGATGGACGTGGTGGCCAAGAGCCGCGTTACCTTTGCGACCTGAACCTGCAGGGCCGCGCTGAAGCCTGGACCCTGCTGCGCGACTTATCGGCCATCTACCGTGGCATGGTGTACTGGGCCCACGGCTCGCTGTTCATGCAGGCAGACATGCCGCGAGCGCAGGATATCGACTACGTCTTCACCCGGGCCAACGTCATCGACGGGGAGTTCGTCTACGGCGGCGCAGAGCGCAATACCCATTACAGCCGCGCGCTGGTGAGCTATGACAACCCGGCAAACAACTACGACACTGACGTGATTCCGGTCACCGATAACGCGCTCCAGCGCCGCTACAGGGATCGGCCGGTAGAGATCTCGGCCATCGGGTGCACCCGCGCCTCCGAGGCCCAGCGCCGCGGCAAGTGGGCGCTGCTGAGCAACAGCCAGGACCGCACTGTCACCTTCAAGACCGGCATGGAAGGCCGTATCCCGTTGCCTGGCTACGTCATCCCTGTGGCGGATGAGCTGGTGGCCGGCCGGCCGAACGGTGGTCGGATTTCGGCGGCAGCTGGCCGGGTCGTGACGCTGGACCGTGACACGCCTATCAAGGCCGGTGACCGCCTGATCCTGAACCTGCCGAACGGCACTGCCCAAGCGCGTACCGTGCAGTCCGTTTCTGGCCGCGCCGTGACGGTCACTGCCGCATACACCGTGCAGCCAGAGCCTGAGCTGCAATGGGCGATTGACTACGAGGATTTGGCGGTCCAGCTGTTCCGCGTCCTGAAAACGACGCGCACGCAGGAAGGCGAGTACGAGATCACCGCGCTTGAGTTCAACCCGAGCAAGTTCGCGGCGATCGACACCGGCGCCAAGCTGGACGAGCGCCCGATCAGCGTCATCCCGGTCACCACCGTGCAGCCGCCGGCCAGCGTGAACCTGACCTCGGCCTATGCCGTGGACCAGGGTATCGCGGTCAGCACCATGGCCATCTCCTGGCCTGCAGTGGAGGGGGCCGTGGCCTATGACGTCGAGTGGCGTAAAGACAACGGCAACTGGGTTCGTGTGCAGCGCACCGGTGCCGCATCTGTAGACGTCGTGGGTATCTACGCCGGCGCCTACTTGGCCCGAGCGCGGGCAGTTAGCTCTTTCGATATTACTTCGACTTGGCGCGACTCCACGCTCACTCAGTTGAAAGGTAAGGAGGGGTTGCCACCCGCCGTTGCATACCTCACTACGACGCCCCTGGTGTACGGAACTGCCCTGTCTTGGGGTTTCCCAGCCGGCGCCGAGGACACTGAACGCACCGAAATTTGGCAGAGCGCGACCACCAGCCGCGACGGCGCTATCAAGCTTGGTGACTTTGCCTACCCTCAGGCAGAGCACGAGATACACGGCTTGGCCGCTGGCGTTTCGTTCTTCTACTGGGCGCGCTTGGTGGATCGCTCTGGAAATATCGGCCCCTGGTACCCGCCAGGCGTTGGCGTAAACGGGCAGTCCAGCAGCAACCAATCCGAATACGAGGAGTACTTCAAGGACAAAATCAGCAATGGCGCCTTGTACCCCGCGCTGCGGGAAGAGATCTCGCTGATTTCGGGACCACCCACCCAGGCCGGCTCCGTAGCCCAGCGCCTTGCTGCCGAGGCGACTGCTCGGGGCCTAGCCATTGCCGTCGAAACCCAGGCGCGGACCAAGGCAATTAGCGATGAATCAGCGGCTCGCGCCCAAGGCTTGCTGTCCGAAGCCCAGGCTCGCGGTGCGGCGATCACCAGCGAAGCCCAGGCCAGGCAGTCGGCTGACAGCGCGCTGGGCCAGCGCATCGATACGGTCACCGCATCGACTGGTAACAACGCTTCGGCCATCCAGTCCGAGATCACGGCACGCACCAATGCAGATAATGCGCTGGGTCAGCGTATCGACACTGTGGCGGCCGGTACCGCCGCGAACGCCGCCGCGATCAGCAACGAGACCACGGCGCGGACCAGTGCCGATGCCGCCCTGGCCTCGCAGATCGCAACCCTGCGCGCCGAGTCCGGTGGCTTTGACTCGGCACTGAACTTCGGTTTCGCTTCGACCGTCGAGGGCTGGACCGGTACACGCTGCACGCTAACCATTGAGAACGGCCGGCTCATCGTTACCAATGACGGGACCGGTGCGGCGTATCTGGGCTCTCCGGTGGTGTCACTCAAAGGGCGTGATCATGACCGAATCCGTTGCCGTATCACACGGCGTGCGGGTTCGGGGTGGAATGGCCAGGTCACCTACGTTACCGCCAACCATGCTTCATCGACGTCCTACCGCAAAGTGATCCCGGATCCCGGCTTGGCGGTTGGCCAGACCGTGGTGCTTGAATGGGACATGTCGCAGCTCACCAATGGCGGCAGCGACTGGACGGATAGCACGGTCACCAGGTTCTACCTGTGGATCAGCTCCGGCACGACCGATGTGTTCGAGATCGACTGGATTGCCGTCGGCCAGATCGCACCGTCGGCGTCGGTTGCGTCAGTGGTGGACGAGCGCACTGCCCGGATCAGTGGTGATGAGGCGAACGCAGCGGCTGCTACCGCACTGCAGAGCAGCTTGACTACCACCAATCAGAACGTCACCGCTGCCCAGCAAGCCGCCCAGGACGCAGCCACGCTGGCGGGCGGTAAAGGCAAGGTGCTGGTGCAGGCGACTGCGCCGGCCGTGGCTGACCGCTTGGCGCAGAACCTCTGGATCGACACCACGAGCGATGCCAACACCCCAAAACGGTGGAATGGTACTGCCTGGGTGGCGGTGACAGACAAGGTGGCCACCGATGCTGCTGCCGCTGCGCAGTCGGCACTGTCGCAGTTGGCCGGCAAAGCCGACGCTTCGGCATTGCAGGCGCTCAGCACGACCGTCAGTAACCATGGCAACACGCTGTCGAGTCAAGGCAGCAGCATCACCGAGCTCAACAACAACCTGCAGACCACCAACGGCAACGTCGCCACGGCTCAACAGGCAGCCCAGGCTGCGGCCAGTCTGGCCGGGAGCAAGGGCAAAGTGCTGTATCAGTCGGCGGCGCCGGCGGTGGCCGATCGCCAGGCCGAGAACCTGTGGTTCGATACCACCGGCGCGGCGAATACGCCCAAGCGCTGGAACGGCAGCGCCTGGGTGGCCGTCACCGACAAGGTCGCGACCGATGCTGCGGCTGCAGCTGCTAGTGCCTTGGCACAGGTGGCGAACAAAGCGGATGCCTCGGCGCTGCAGGCCTTGGATTCCGAGGTTAAAAGCCAAGGCACCCTGCTAACCAGTCAGAGCACAGCGCTCACACAGCTCAAAGCTTCGATTGGGCAGCAGCCGGACAACCTGATCCTCCGAGGCAGTTTCGAGGATGGTCTGACTGATCCGTGGACGGCCAACCCGGTGATCACCAACATCTCCGCGCACCCGTCCGCAGGTAAGGGGATTTCGTTCTACGGCAATAGCTTCTGCGGTGTGGACTACAACATCGTTACCAAGGGAGGTGAGCAGTTCGACCTGGCGGCCGATATTTGGCCGAACTACATGACGGCAGGGCAGACAACTCGCTTACAAATGCAGTTCCGGGACAAGGCTGGGACGAGCCTTGGATACTTCACGGCGTTCTCGGTGCCGGCGGGGACCACAGGCTTCCAGACTTTCACTGGTCGTATCACAGCGCCGGCCGGGTCAGTCTCGGCCCGGTTCGTCACCCGCACCGAGCCAGCGGATAGCACCGGTCGTTCGCTGTGGTGCAACATCGTTGCTCGTCGAGTGACTGCTGCTGATTCCGCCAACGCGGATGCCGTAAGCACGCTGAGCAGCACGGTTACCCAGCAGGGCACGACGTTGACCAGCCAAGGGCAATCGCTGCTCAGCTTGGCCAACCGCATGACCGATGCCGAGGGCGTGAATAGCGCCCAGGCAACGGCCATCAGCCAGATTGACACCACGGTCAAGCAGCAAGGCACCGCGATCACCGCGCAAGCCACCCGCCTGGACGGGCTGTATGTCCAGGTGAACCCGGAAATGGAGGGCGATAGCACCGGCTTGGCCGGCGCAACGGGTGGACTGGTTGGCGTATGGACTGAACAATCGGCGCGGATCGAGGATGGGATTGCCGTAGGGCGGCAGGTCGAAACAGTTCAGGCGCAGATGGGGCAGACCAATGCCTCGGTGCAGCAAGTCAGCGAGGTCGTGGCCGGCGTCGATGGTCGAGTGTCTGCTCTTTCGTCTTGGAAGACCGAGACGAACGCCAATGGCAAGAAGGTGGCCACCGGCATCGTCCAGGGAAGTGATGGATCGGTTGGTGAAATTCTGCTGTCGGCCGACCGCGTAGCGATCATAAATGGATTGAACGGGCCTGAGGCAAACCTGTTTGTCTTCCAAAATGGCCAACTTTTCCTGAACTCGGCGCTGATCAACCAAGCGTTCATCCAGAGCCTGGTCGTGGGCATGACGCTCCGGTCCCAAGCGGTTAACGCTCAGGGCCTGCCGCTGATCGAGATCAATTTGGCCTCTGGGTCATTTACGGTGCGCGGGCAGGATGCCAGTGGATCGACATTACTCAACAACGGCGGTTTGTACGTTTACGACGCCAATGGCATCGAGCGTGCGGCAGTGGGGAGGCTTACCTAATGGCTGATCTGCGCGGGCTCCGGACGAAGGATGTGGCCGGGGCTGTGACTTTCGATACAACCATCACCCCAGTCAGATCACTGAAAATGATGCAGGTCACAGGGAATACCGCCTTCGACCAATACATCTCGATCCCAGAGATACAGGCCGCCTCGTTCGTGGTGGTTGATGCATTGTTTGATGCAGGGGAGAACACCTATAGCCCGCAGGCGTGGTACTCGCAAGGCCAGCTGCAACTCAGGCAGGCAGAAAACCGTGCATGGCAGGTAATGATCCTCTCGCAAGGAGGTGAGCCATTTGCCGCGCCGGGCAGCTACGGGATACGGGCGCTCAACAACAACGTCCGTACTCAGATCGACGCAATCAACCGAGTGCTTACGATCCGCTACAACGGAAATTTCAACATAGGGTTTCAAGGTCCAGGCAGCGGTACGCAGATCCAGTGGGGTGATGTGAACTTCGCCGCACCTATCACCACATACGAGCGGCCGCTAATTTTCCTCAATGCTGCCAACTATATGATGGTTGGCAACTTCTATGTCAAAGGCAGCCCAGGCAACTGGACGGGCTTTCGCATCAAGGCCTGGAACAACAACCAGGCGCATGGTGATGTCGCGCTGTATCCAATGCAGATCAAGTGGTTCTGCGCGAGCTACCTAACACCCAATACACCCGCTGGGGACTACGGCGCCTCGGTCAAGGATGCCACCGGTGCCCGTACGTTCGTCACAACCGCCAACCTTTCACTACTGAACGGCCAGCCTGCCAGTAATAGCTTCGTCCAAACGGGTGACCCGATTTCAGGTGGCGCCTATTACCACCCTAGTCAGCAGATGCCGTGGACAGGCAGCTATGACGACTACGTGCTGGCGAACGCTTTGTTCTCCTGCACCAACATTCAGCAGACCGCCCAGCCTATCCGGACCAACTACGGAGGCTTCTTGCCGGGAAATCGGTCAATTCTGCAGATGTACTGCGACAACGCCTCTGGCATTAACCCGCTCACCGCGAATGGGCGAACACTATTTGCGTCCAGGCCCATGAAGCCTCTTTAAGGAACAGACATGGCAAAGCAAGTAATCAACCTCGGGTCTTCGCCAACAGGTGCCGGCGGGGACGATCGCCGTTCGGCTTGGGTGAAGGCCAAGGCCAACTTCACCGAGCTCTACAATTGGCTATCGAACGTGTCGCAAGGCGACGATGTAGCGACTGCGCTGCCTGCTTCTTTGCCGGTGGCCAAGGGTGGCACTGGCGGCACCACTCAGGCAGCTGCACGCACAGGCCTGGGTCTTGGCAGTTCGGCAACCCTCAACACCGGCGCCGCCCAGGGACACGTGGCTGTTGTCGGGTTTCGCGGACTTGGCATCCAAGGACTTGCTAAAGCCTCATCCGTAAACGTTGTGCTCAGCGGATTCGATGCGTACGACAACACGGTTACCGCGTACTCGCCGTCGACCTACGGCAGCATGCTGACGATGGGCTATCCGTTCGGCGATTGGGCGGGGCAATTGTTCATCAGTTGCACGCCGCAGAGCAAAGCTTGGATTCGTGGCGGCTCACAAGCCAACGCCCCTTTTTACGAGATCTACACCACCGGCAACACCACCCGTGCCGCTGACGGCACATTGAAGGCGATCTGACCATGGCAAGAGCAGCAATCAACATCCTGGGTGACGGTTCGATCATGGACATTACTTCGCTCGGCAGAGGAGACATCTCTGTAGCGCACCCCAGCCCTGGTCAGTACTTGGTGACTGGCACGCTAGGAATGTGCCCGCCGCCAGAGGGCTGGGGGTATGTGATCAACCAAGCGGACTCAGGAGCATCTGTCGCTATCTCGTTCACAGATGGCGTCCTGTTGGTCAGCGTGGCCAAGGAAGGAGAGCCGGCCGACCTGGTTCACAGCATCACCTTGCACGTATCTGTGGAAGATCTGCCAGCCCCTCAGATTCCCGATAGCCATGCTCCAGAACCGGTAGATCCACTGGCGCTGGCTCAGGTGGAGGCAGGTCGGCTGCGAGCAATTGCCGACGCTGCCATTGCGCCGCTGCAGGATGCTGTCGATCTGGATGACGCCACGGTGGATGAAATGCGCCGCCTCACGGCTTGGAAGCGGTACCGCGTTGCCTTGAACAGGCTACCAGAGCAGGCGGGCTGGCCAACTGAAATCGACTGGCCAGCGCTACCGGCCTGACTCGCAGCAACACCTAAACCAAACCGCCACCCGGCGGT